AGCAGATAACCTAGCTCTTGGTAATTTAGAAGCTACACGTGATTGGGGACATGCAAAAGATTACGTCAAAGCAATGTGGATGATGCTACAACAAGATAAACCAGATAATTTTGTATGTTCAACAGGTGTATCGCATTCAGTTAAGGATTTAGTTAACTATGTGTTTAGTCAGCTCGACATGAACTATAAGGATTTTATAACACAGGATGAAAAATTCTTAAGACCCGAAGAGCTTACAGATTTGAAAGGAGATTCTACAAAATTAAGAACTACCTTAGACTGGAAGCCAGATTATACATTTGAGACAATGATAGATGAGATGGTTGAGTATTGGTTAACCCATGAATAAAATATTAGTTACAGGAGGCTCTGGGCAAGTTGGAAGAGAATTAAAGAATATTTTACCAGACGCAACATATATATCTTCAAGCGAATACGATCTTACAACAGAAGAAGGTGTACAGGACCTTTTTATGTTTAGTAATTTTCACACTATTATACACTTAGCAGCAAAAGTAGGTGGTATTATCGATAACATTAACAACCCATCTGATTATTATGCAGATAACGTCTTAATGAATACTCTAATGGTTAATTATGCTGTAAAGTATAATGTTGAGAGATTTATTGGTGTTTTGAGTACATGTATTTACCCTGATAAAGTAGAATCCTACCCTATGAAAGAGTCAACCCTACATGCAGGTCCTCCAACCCCGACAAATTTTTCATATGGTATATCAAAGCGCGCTATGGCCGTGCATATTGATGCTGTAAACAAGCAGTATAACAAACAATATTGTTACGTCATACCAAGTAACCTATACGGTATACATGATAAATTCGATGAAAGAAGTCACTTTGTAGCTGCATTAGTTAAAAAAATTTATGAAGCAAATAAAGTTGGTAAAGATAGTATAACATTATTTGGTTCCGGAACCCCATTGCGTCAATTTATGAACGCTAGGGATCTTGCTGTTATTTTAAAGAGAATGGTCGTTGAAGATATTACTGAAAGTTTTAATGTAGCTAGTAAAGATAATTTAAGTATTAACGACATTGCAAAAATTGCATTAAAGGCCTGTAACTGTGAACATATGTCTATAGTATATGATACTTCAAAGCCTGACGGGCAATACAGAAAAGATGTGTCAACAGAAAAAATGAACTCTATTTTTTCTGATCTGCAATTTTTACAGCTTGAAGAAGGCATTAAAGAAGTATATAATACGCTTGATTATTAATTGTAATAATTTACAATATTAATATGGTTATTAAACAAGGTGTATATGATGGAAACTTTATTCATAATAGATTTGCTTATGAACAATTTAGAAAAAACGTCTCTTCGTGTGGTAATATTGTAGCTTTTAGAGCTCCGATGTACGTTAAAGATGCACTAATTGATTTAGAGGATACACTGAGTAACGATTTTATTCATAGTCAAGATTCTATTAATTTCTGTTGGGAAATTCCTGGGTTATGTCCTTTCGGTGCTGTCTCCTTTCAAAGGCTCTTTAATACTTCTATTGCTAATATACTTTCACAATTTATTAAAAAGGGTATTATTGTCGACGGTGATGATCTAATGGTGCAAGATGAGTTCATTGGTAATGATGATAAAGTGAGAGGTGAGGGTAAAGTAAGTGTATCTATAACGTATTCAAAAGAAAATGTTGCTCTAGGTCATACCGGTATTAATATTACAGCTGGTGATAAAGCACCGCCTTTTGCTTACTCATCTAATCTTACTGATAAGCAAGCTAATGAATTTATGAATGTAGTAATTGATCATTTTAATACAGAGGTAAAAGATCAATTTATCGCTACTACAAAAATTTTAGTTTAATGCAAGTAGTATATAATGACGTTGCGGAATATTTTTGCGAGTGGGCATATTTACAGGAGGTTATAAAACATTTACAACCGAAACTTTCTGATCAATATGTATTACATATTGCGTGTCTTAGTCAAGAATGTGCCAATAATAAAAATATAAAGTTTGTCACTGGTAAAAAAAATATTATTATAGGAACCTCAGATGAGTATATGCAAGATATTTATCCTCCATATCTTAATGAGGCAGTTGCTATCTTTAAACAGTATTTAGTTCCGGAACAAGAAGTAGGTAACGTATATTCATTTCCACTTGGTTATAATAAAAAACATGTTACTTTAAAAAATAAACCTATTAGTGATCGACCGGTAGATGTATTCTTTTCAGGTCATATGCATTCAAAACTTAGGAAGACTAGTTTATTACCGATAATACAGTATTTTAAAAACCTGCCAAAACATAAACGACCAAAGCTCGATATTAATATTAGTGGCGGTTTTAATATGGGACTCAATGGAGATGAATATTCAAAAAGACTGCACAATAGTAAGATTGCTATTTGCCCGCATGGTAATGTAAGTGTTGAAACGTTTAGATTTTATGAAGCTGCGAGAAGCGGATGCGTTATTGTTTCACCAATACTCCCAAATACACAGATATATAAAAATAGTAATGTAGTACAAGTTGAAAATTGGCATAGAGATACCGGACCAATTATAGTGGAATTAATAAGGAATGACGATAAACTAGCAGATATACAGCGTAATATAGTAGATGATTGGAACGATACTTTATGTGAAGAAGCTGCAGCTAATAAAATTTTAAGTAAACTACAACAATGAACTTTTTTCAACTCCAAAACAAATTATTTTACTCTAAAAAAACTGAAGCAGGTGAGTTAGATGCCGAAGGTGAGCAAGCTTTTGTACCGTTTTTATTTAACAGATGGTTATCCTTCTATAATCAAAATATGTGTATTTTTACTAATGAGACACTAAACAAATTTAGTACTATATTTGAAAATAAACAAGACACATATAAATTATACTATAACATTATACCGCGATTAAAGTGGCAGAAGATACAATACATTAAAAAGAAAAAAAAAGAAGAAGAAAGCGAAATAAATTTAGCGTTAATAGCAAAAAATAAAAATATATCTATTAGGGAATTAAAACAGTATATAAATGAGTAAAGCAATAGTAACAGGTGGAGCTGGGTTTATAGGATCAAATTTAGTAGATGCTATGTTGCCTTTATATGATGAGGTATTGGTAATTGATAACGAGTCAAGTGACTCAAATGAACAATTTTACTGGAACGATAGATGTACAAATTATAAATTAGATATTTGCGATTATGAAAGCATAAGACCTTTGTTTGATGGGGTTGAGGTTGTTTTCCATCTAGCAGCAGAAGCTCGAATACAACCAGCTGTTAAAAATCCTATTTTAGCTGCTAAAACAAACGTAGTAGGTACATGTACTGTATTGCAATGCTCTAGAGAAGCTAACGTTAAGAGAGTTATTTATAGTTCTACATCTTCAGGATACGGTTTAAAAAACGATGTACCTCTAAATGAAGAAATGCCGGATGATTGTTTAAATCCGTATTCTGTTACTAAGGTCGCAGGTGAAAAATTATGTAAGATGTATACAGATTTATTTGGATTGGAGACAGTTATATTTAGATATTTTAATGTATATGGAGAAAGACAACCAATTAAAGGTCAGTATGCACCAGTAATTGGCATCTTTATTAGACAACGTAACAGTGGAGAGCCCATGACTATTGTTGGTGATGGAGAGCAACGACGCGACTTTACTCATGTTAGTGATGTAGTTACAGCAAATGTTCTTGCCTCTACTCTAGAAAATAAAGAACCTGTAGGTAAGGTTTTAAATATCGGAACAGGTACTAACCATAGTATTTTAGAAATAGCAAAACTTATAGATGGTGATTATAAGTTTATTAAACCGAGACTTGGTGAATCGCAAGAAACATTAGCTAATACAGATAGGGCTAAAAAAATGCTTGGTTGGATTCCATCAGTTAAATTAGAGGACTGGTTAGAAAAAAATAGTTAAATGATTAAAATTGGTATAGCGGGGCATGGGTTTGTTGGTAAAGCAGTTGACTACGGCTTTAGCAATAATGTTAAAAAGCTTTTGATTGACCCGAATTACAATACTACATGTAAAGACTTATTGTCATTTAATCCGGATGTTGTTTTTGTATGTGCACCAACACCCATGGGTGATAACGGTAATATAAACGCTTCAATAGTTCTTGAATGTTGTAGAGAAATAAATGAATTTACTGATGCTTTAATTGTTCTTAAATCAACTGTTACACCGGATATAGTAAAAAAATTATCAAATTTATATGATAGGTTTGTTTATAATCCTGAATTTTTAACAGAAAAAAATGCTAATGAAGATTTTGTAAATCAGTTTATGTTAGTTTTAGGAGGTACAACTGAGAGTACACACGAACTTCTTAAGATTTATAATGAACATAGCATTTGTAGACCGTGTCCAGTTTTTCATATGACAGCTCAGGAAGCTTCATTTGTAAAATACGGTATTAATACATTTCTTGCTACCAAAGTTACTTTTTTTAATCAGTTGTACGATATAGTTAAAGAGCATGATGCTAATTATAATAATATAATTAGTGCTATAGGTTCCGATCCTCGTATAACTCATTCACATACTACTGTACCCGGTTTTGATAATAAAAGAGGGTATGGAGGTGCATGCTTTCCAAAAGACACAACAGCATTTGATGCTTTTGCAAAAATGTTTACTTTGCTTTCTAATGCTATATCTATTAATACCGAATATAGAAAAAATTATAAATTAGGTAAAAGGGAGATAGAACAAAACATTACGTTTAAAGGGATTGGAAAAAAGCCATAAAGTAAGTAAATAGCTGTATGGCAATGGCAAGTATTGATAATTTAGCTCCTACTAAAAGTCTTATAGATTTAACCACCAAAGATAAAGGTGATTTTGGCTTAGAGGAATATGATCTAACCTTTCTTTTTGACGATATTCTGTTAATTGAATATGTTGATTTAGCTGAGGACGGCAACACCGGTGATGCGGTAGAGAGAAACGGAATTCTTATACCAACAAATACACTTACTAGGGCATGGAGAAAAGGGAAGGTAGTTTTATCTGGGCCAGATGCTAAGTACGCGAAGGAAGGTGATATCGTTCTTTTTCCAAATAACATGGGTGTTACAATATCAGGTGTTACAATACCTGATAAAGGAATGGTAACGAAAGGTGTTTTCTTAAACGAAGAGCGTATGTTTGGAATTTGTAAACCAAAGGATGATAATACAGAAAGCAGCTCTTGATTCTCTTTTATTAGATAATGTTTGTGAAATAAGATTCGCTCGTAGAATAGTTAAACCTGGACAAGCAGCTACGAGAAGAATGCTTTGCACAAAATCACTATCTTTACTAAACTCTGTTAATGGTAGAATATCACTAAATTACTTTCCTCCTAAAGGACCTCCAAAGCCTTATCTTGGACCAGATCATTTAGCCGTCGCGTGGGATATATTAATGCAAGATTATAGAAACATTAATATGAACCAATGCGACTTAATACAAGAAATACCTGCTAATGACGATTTTTGGGTTTATTTTAATGAGAATATATACCCAATGTCAGCAGCACAAAAAAGAAATTTTATGAACTCATGAATGTTAGTCTCGAAAAAGTAACTGAATTTTTAAAACCATTTTTATTACAAGATATAATTATAAAAACTGATAAAAAGGTTCTTAAACGTGGTAAATTAAAAATTTTCCAAGTAAAACAATATTATATCAACCTCACGTTGGAGTTTAATAACGCAGATAAGTCGTATGAAATACCTTACCCGTATAAAACTAGTTATCATAATAATATAGGTGTACTAAATTATCATTTAAGCTCTTTTGTACCGATAAAACAAATCAATAAAGTTAAGTGTTTAGATAGTTCATCAAAATCTAAGCTATATAACAACCTGGTGTATATATTGACTTCCGAAGATGACATTATATAATTAAGTGTGATTGGCGGGTTGTTAAAAAGTTTTCCTAGTGGCTATACTCCTAATTCTTCACAGGTAAAGCTACTAAAAAATATTGATCAAGCATTTAACGATGGTTATAAATTCGTAGTGTGTAATGCACCTACGGGTTCAGGAAAGAGCTTTATATCAAAAACACTTGCAAATGCGTCTAGAGAATCAACAGAAGATTTTAAGGACCTAATAACATCGTACGTTGCATTTAAAATGGATCAATCTGGGATGTATACACACGAGCATGAGTGTGAGGCTGAACTACCTGCAGGTACATTTGCACTTACTATAACTAAAGCTTTACAGGATCAATATAAAGGACTGTTTAAAGATACAACAATATTAAAAGGTAAAAGTAATTACATTAGTACAATTGATTCTAATATTGATGTTGAGTTAGAATCATTAATTATACCTAAAAATATATTAGAAGATCATAGAAGAAGCCATAAGTGCCCGTATCATAACGATCGTAGAGATGCTTTAACAAATAAGTTTGCTGCTCTAAACTATAATATGTTTTTTTCTCTTCCTAATCATGTTAAAAAAAGACAATATTTAATTTGTGACGAAGCTGCTGAATTAGAAGATCAATTAGTAAAAGAATTTTCTTGTAACATTAATTTTGAAATGTTGAGTAAAATGGATATTGTAGTAAGACCGTTTTACTCTAAAAATACTGCAAATGTTATAAAATGGATTAATAATCTTTTACTAGATTTAAGTGATAAAGTTGAAGAGTTGCGCGATACACTTAACAATATTAATACTAATAATAAAAAGTTTTTAGTTGAAACAAGAAGACAATTAGTTGGTGTACGTAACCTTCATTCTAAACTTTCGTTAATTATTGAAACATGGAATGAAAGTGAGTATTTGTTTGAAACGAGTAAAGAAGGGATTACCTTTATGCCGTTAAAGGTAAATAAGCTCTCAAATCATTTATTTAAATATGCAGATAAGGTAGTGTTAATGTCGGCTACGATAATTGATCCATCTAACTTTTGTAAAAGCTTAGGTATAGATAAATTTAAATATGTTGAAGCTGAGTCTACATTTGACCCTAATAATTCACCTATTATGTGTAATACTAAGCTTAAGTTAAATTACCATAACTTAAAGCGTAACTTACCTAAAATTGTTGATCAAATCAAACAAATTTGTGATCATCATAAAGACGAAAAAGGTATAATACATACACATAATAATACTATTACGTCGTTTTTATCAAATAAATTAATCGGTTCTAGATTTTTAATTAGAGAGCCAGGAGTCCGGAATGAAGAGATATTAGAGCAGCATTTAGCAACAGACGATCCAACAGTATTAATATCTCCATCGATGTCGCATGGAGTCGACTTAAAGGATGATTTAGCAAGATTTCAAATTATTGTTAAAGCGCCTTATTTACCTACCAAGGATAAAAGAATAGAAAGACTTATGAACGACGATTTTAATTGGTATGCAAATAAAATGCTATGCTCATTAATACAATCTTGTGGGAGAGGTATCAGATCAAAAGAAGATCATTGTAAGACTTATATATTAGATGGTGCTATTGTAGAAAGTATAGTAAATAACACACATAAGTTACCGAAATATTTCATCAACAGGTTTGTGTAATAAATATATATACGAATGAAGAAACGAGCATTCCATTTTGAAATTAAAAACCTCCTCACGCAGTTTGTAGCAGCGTTTGATGATACGGTTATTAGTAGATATAATAAAGATAGAGTAGCTAAGCAGAACATTGAGGTGAGGTATGTGTTTGCTCCTAAACAGCGTGTAATGTATGATATCATTAATAAAGCTCAGAACATAACTTTACCGGTTGTAGCTATAAATTTAACCGGTGTTACGAGAGATAATGATAGAGTGTTTAATAAACTAGCTGCATCGTATTTACCAGCACAAGAAAAAACTGCATCAAAGGTTTCATCTCCGTTTTTAATGCCTGTACCAGTTAACTTAGAAGTGAGTATGTCGATACTTGCAAGGTATATGGCTGATGTAGATCAAATTATATCGAACTTTGTTCCATATAACAACCCATATATTATACTTTCGTGGAAAGTTCCTGCTGCATTTGGAGCAGAATACGATCAAGAAATACGAAGCGAAGTACTCTGGGATGGTAATCTAACATACAACACTCCCACAGATACAACTTACAACGACCAGTTTAGAATTACAGTAGATACGACGTTTACTATTAAAGGTTGGTTATTCCCGGAAGAAACTAGCACTAGCGGTAACATTTATAAAATTGATAACAACTTTATACCAGTTGATTTAGCTAATAGAATATATTCACCGTTAGATAGTACCCAAGTTGATGAATATTTATCTTACCAGCAGCAAGGGTATACAGGACTCTCAAGTTATAGCACAACTGCAGCCTTATGCTCTGAAACAGTAACAGTGTCCGGTATACCAGATATTACTAATTTGTATTATTCTGCTACCGGTAATTTGGTACCTATTTTAGCAACACCAGAAGCCAGTACAATAACAAATATTGCCTCAGGTATTTCAAATACTTTTATTTTTTACGGTAACAGCTTTGATACTAGTTTAAATTTTTACTTAAGCTCAACAACAATGAGTGACGATTCAACTACAGGTGGTGACTGGTTTAGTAATTTTCAAAAAATAACATCAGCTAAAATGGATACGATAAGCGGATTTAAATTAGAAGATACATTTTATACTGTATCTAATGATAACATAGCAAGCGTTACACTACCGGCGTCAACATTGAGCGCATCAGGTGGTAACTTTAATTTTGTAGTAGCTAATGAAGCCGGGTGGGCAGATACTAAAGAAGCTACTAGCTCTATCCTTAACTCAGCATAAATATATATAAGATGGCAGGAACCGGATCATCAACTAGTCCAAATCAGAATCCTTCGTATGTAACTAACGATGGAAAAGCTTCTACTTTTGGGAGAAATCTGATACAGTATATTCAAAACCGTTTACCGTACGCTTCAACAGGGCAACCTGAAAGCGATATTCTTAATCCCAAATATAAATTTTTCCAAAAGACGGGGATGAAAAGAGCAGAGGCTCTAGCTAAGGCCTCTGTTTCTTCTTCTAATCCCTATAACAATATACCCATTGGCGACTTTGCAAAAGACTCATCTTTTGGTGATGTCATGTATGCAAACATACAAGATGATAAAGCCGGTAGATTGAGGGATTATAGAATTATGGCTGCTTATTCTGAGGTAGCTGATGCTTTAGATGAAATTTGCGATGAAACTATCAACCCGGATGACACTGGGTGGATTACAAAATTACAATTAAAAGATATTGATTTAACTGTTGATGAGAAGGCCGAGATAGATAAGCAATTTAACAGATATATTGAATATTTTGATCTAAAGAATAGAGGCTGGCAATATTTTAGACAGTTGTTAGTTGAGGGTGAATTATTTTTCGAGCTCATTATTCATGACGGTTACCTTAAAGACGGTACATTAGGGGTAATTAATTTACCTGCTGAAATAATTGATCCTGTATACAATAATATACAGAATATGCTGGTTAAGGGGTTTATATACCGTAAACCAATTTTTAGTGTTGATCACCCAAATAAAATAGAAAAAGTTGAATTTGTTCCAATGGATCAAAATCAGATTGTTTATGTAAATTCCGGGGTTTATAACGAAACAAAAAACTTTGTTATACCTTTCTTAGAAAACGGAAGAAGACCATATCGACAATTATCTTTAATTGAAGATGCAATTGTAATTTATAGATTGGTTAGAGCTCCGGAGCGATTAGTCTTTAATGTTGACGTCGGAAACATGGCTCCACCTAAAGCAGAAGCGTATCTTAGAAAGCTTATTCAAAATTATTGGTCTAGAAAAACATTTGATATGGATCAAAATGACGTGGTTAAAAAGTTTAATCCACAATCGATGCTTGACGCATTTTGGTTTGCAAAAAGACAAGGGTCTGAAGGAACATCTGTAAATCAGCTTCAAGGAGGAGCTAATTTAGGTGAACTTAGTGACTTAATGTATTTTATTAAAAAGCTTTACAGAGCACTTAAAGTACCCTCTATGCGTCTGGATCCTCAAGACCAAGCATCATCTGATGGATCTACAATATTACGCGAAGAATTAAAATTTGCCAGGTTTGTTATGAGGCAGCAACAGCGTTTTGCTGCTGGCCTTAAAAAAGGCTTTGTAACACATCTTACCTTCATGGGGTTATTTGAGAAGTTTGAATTAAATGAGCAAAATATTGAGATAGACTTCAACCCACCAACAAATTTTTACGAGTTAAGAGAAAATCAAAGGCTTGAAATGAAAGCAGGTAACTATGGTAACTTAGCATCAGATGAGTTTGTTTCTGCTACATATGCACAGAAAAAATACCTTGGGTGGAAGGATAGGGACATTCTTGCTAATAGAGAATTTTTACGAAAAGATGCAGAAATGCAGTGGGAGCTAGCACAGATACAAGCTGCTGGTCCTGCTTGGAAAGAGCAAGCCTTAGCTGGAGAGTTGGCAGAAGGTGAAGCTGCTGTCGGTGGTGAAGGAGCAGGTGTTGGAGGTGGTGGCGGAGGTGAAATACCTGAATTTGGTGGTGGTCCAGCTGATACAGGCGCTGTTGATACAGAGGAAGTAGCCGAAACAGAAGTCGAGGTAGAAGAGCCTCCAGAAGTTTAAAGCAATTAAGCAGGGTTAGTACTAAAGAATTGTGTTCTATAACTTATAACTGCTGTACCGGCCGACATCTTAGCTGATACTTGATCAACATTAGTTAACCCTCTAAAGGTAAATTCTTCACCCGCGGAAAGAGGCCATCTATATTCATCTTCCGGAATACCTGCAGTAAATAATTCGGCTCTATCATATACAAACAAAACTCCGCCACTATGATTACCTTTAATAATAACTTCAGAACATGGAAATCCGCCGGCGGCGCCTCCTGATAACTTTACAAGCGATGTACTTATCTGTTGCTCAAAGCTACGACATTGATTTTTATTATAATATTGTGTTCCTTCGTTAGATGTTGGTGGTAAAGCCATATATTTATTTATGCCTGAATAAATATTTTTATGGCACTCGCATGCACAATTAAACCACTTTCAGCGTTTTTATCTACAAATTTAAATAATAAAATTAAAACTTATGATAATCTCGGTGATAGAATTAAGCGGTCATTAGGTTACCCACTAATAAGCTTAGAGATACATACTGATCAACTAAGACAAAATATTCAAATTGCTGTTGAATATTTTACTAAATATGCTGGATTTACGCAAGAATATTTAATATTTGATTCTGACATGTATGAATCTAAAAAAGGGATCCGGCTTGATTTACTTTACACAGTAGCAAATATGAACCTAAACGCAAGCTCTGTTGCCGGGGGTGATAATCCGCTTGGTCCGAGCCCAGAAAGTCTTAGATCCTACCCACCAACAAGAAATGGCCAAGATTCGGTGTATGTCGCTACATCAACCCTTAGTGCTTCATACTTTACTGGATTTTCAGCTCTCTCAACCACTTTTGCGTATCAAACAAGTGGTTTAGAACCGGGTTTAAGTAGGTATCAAGTTCTTAATCAGACGACCTTTAATATGATCACCGCGTGGGGAGCTGATTACTGGGGAACGGGTGGAGCTACTACACCCGGGGGTGAAGCTGCTACTTTCCTAAGTGCGGGTACATTTGGTGTCTTTAAGAAAACTACACCGACCACTATTACATTTAAAGGCTCTGCAACAGATGCAACTTACTATCAAAATGTTTTTGATTATGATGTAATGGAATATAGAAAAGTTGTTGATGTATGTGATTTTGAAGAAGGCTCCACTACAGGTATTAATACTTTATTTACATTAGAACAAACTCTTGCACAACAAACGTACTTTAGTTATGCCATGGGTAATTATGGTTTTGATTTAGTATCGTGGTATACATTAAAAGAATGGATAGATACACGCGAAAAAGTTCTTGGTATAAGACGTGACGTTAAGTTTGATCCAAGATCACAATATTTACAAATGTATCCGGAGCCTGGGGGTGATAGATTTTACGGCGTAATATCTTGTTATCTAGAACGTGCTATTCGAGATGTTATTATGGAACAATGGGTATATGAATACGCCATGGCGTTGTCTATGATTACTATTGGTCGGGTTAGAGGTAAATTTGGAAATGTATCTTTATTAGGTGGTGGGGCTTTGAATTATGATATTCTAACAGAAGGAATGGAAAAGAAAACAGAGCTTGAAGCTAAACTTCTAGAAGGTGCATCTCCTGGACTCGGTGATACAGATCCAACTTTATTCATAGTAGGATGAGGAAAAAATGGAGGCAGGGTATATTCGTTCCTAAAAATCAAGACAAATTTATAGGCAGTAAAGCAGTCTATAGATCAGGTTTAGAGCTTAAATTTTTTAGATTTTGTGATGATAATCCAAATGTGTTAGAATGGGGTAGTGAGAATATAATTGTACCATATATAAGTCCCTTAGATAATAGAGCTCATAAATATTACGTTGATAATTATATTGCTATAAAAGAAGGGACTCAAGTCGTAAAGTATTTAGTTGAGATTAAACCATCAAAACAAACTAAACCCCCTACAACAAAATACAGAAAACGTCAACATCTTATTTATGAGCAGAAACAATATGTCATAAATCAAGCTAAATGGAAGGCTGCAAAAGAATTTTGCAAGAAAAAGGGACTTACCTTCATTATTTTAACAGAAAAAGAGCTTATTTTTAAAAGATGATTAAATAATTGTATGTCATTAAAACTTAACTTGGTTGTAGAAAAACCTGACGTAAACGATGAGTTCGAATACATTGAAGAGGAAGTGGATAGAAACTCCCCTTCAAATTTATTCATAAAAGGCCCTTATATGATGGCTGAAGGGGTTAATAGAAACAACAGGCTGTACCCTAGAGATGAGTTAGAAAGAGAGACAGCGCGTTATATTGAAGAAATGGTTACACCGGGTCGTGCAATGGGTGAACTAAACCATCCAACGACAGCAGATGTTGATCTAGAAAGAGCATGCCATATGGTAACCGAGTTAACGCAAGATGGAAACGTGTTTTATGGTAAATCTAAAGTTCTATCAACACCATGTGGTCAAATAGTTAGATCTTTAATTAATGACGGTGTAAAGGTTGGTATGTCTTCACGTGCACTAGGCACTCTTGAAGAGAGCGCTGATCACAGTACAGTTAAAAATATGAAACTTGTAGCTATCGATTGCGTAGCAGACCCGTCTTATCCAAAAGCATTTGTTAATGGCATTCTTGAATCCAAGCAATGGGTTATGGTCGATGATAACAAATATGAAGAAGTTTATGAAAATTTCGAAAAATCTTTAAAAAGACTGCCTAAAAAGGACATAGATAACTTTTTACGTGATAGAATCCTTAGCTTTATTAACTCTATCTAATAAATAATATTATGGCTAAAGAGAAAACAAAAATTATTAAGTTTATAGAGGAAATTTCTTGTAAAAATTACGCCAAGGCACATAAATATTTAAAGAGCGTAATTGAAGATAAGATTGCAAAAAGAATCAGTCGCGCAACAGAGAAACCACTTTTTTAATATGAAGAAAGATACAGCATTACCAAAACAAGCAGAAGAGGTCTTGACAGAAGAATCTGTTAAAGCAATTGAAACTGCTCTTGAAGAAAAAATTCATTTGTCAGTTGAAGCAGCTTTAACAAATCAAGACGAGCTTTATGCTGAAAAACTTGATGAGTTGGTTACTGCGATTGATAGTGATCATACATCCAAACTTAAAAGGGTTGTTGAGGCAGTTGATATTAATAACGCCAATAAGCTGATAAAAGTGGTTAAAAGATATGAAAAAGAACTTGGAACTACTGCTGATCAGTTTAAAACAACTTTAGTAGAAAGTATTTCGGATTATCTCGAAGAGTATTTAGAAGAGTCTGTACCAACGAAAGCTATTGAAGAAGCTACTAAAAACAGAACTGCTACTGAAGTTTTAGGTAATTTAAGAAAAGTACTTGCTGTTGATTCTACATTAATGAGCGAGTCTGTTAAAGAAGCTGTAATGGATGGTAAGACCCAAATTGATCATTTAACGTCTAAGGTTAATGAGCTTGCAAAAGAAAATAATCTTCTTAAAGAAGCTTATACAAAACAAAGAGCGCATTTATTACTAGAGACAAAAACAGCTGGGTTACCTGATAGTAAAAAAGGATATCTTGTTAAAATTTTAGAAGACAAGTCTCCTACATTTATTGAAGAGAATTTTGATTATACAGCTAAGCTTTTCGATAAGAAAGAAAAAGAAAGACTTTCAGTAATTAAAGAGGAAGCATACAAAACACGTAAAGTTAAAGCTGATGCTCCTGTACAAAAGATCTCAGAGAAGAAAGAAAAGAAGCCATATAACCCGTATTTAGCGGAGTTAGAAAGGTCTCATAAATAATTTCAACCCTGAACAACGAGGTGCTTGCCACCTGAGTAACTTGGGACTTGATCCCATGAGGTAAAATGAAAGGAAACGTCTAATATGAATAAACCACAATCATTTATCGATAGAGATAGAGCAGATACCCTACTTGAAAAGTGGGCACCTGTTCTTAACTACTCTTCTGATAGCGTTGCTCCTATCGAAGACGATCACACTCGCCTCAATACCGCCATTCTTCTTGAAAACCAGGAAAAGTGGTGTATTGAAGAGGCTAATACAGCCGGTGCAGCGGGTGCTTTCGGAGCTGAAGTCACGCCACCCGTATACCAGCCTGGTGTACAGGGTAATGGCCCGAACGGCGGCTCTGGAGACACTTATGCTCCTAATGATGCTCGTCTTCCTAAGGTGTTAATTCCGATGATTCGTCGTACGTTCCCTGAGCTTATCACCAACGAAATCGTTGGTGTTCAGCCGATGTCTGGTCCTGTTGGACTGGCCTTCGCTCTTCGTTATGCTTACAACAGTCAGCACTTAGGTGCTGGTACCGATGGTACAAATAGCTCTACTGCTGCGCAAGCTGCAAGTGGTGGATTTGTACCTACTGGTGCTACTAGTACTGGTCCAGGAGATCCTACCGTAACTGGTGGTTCTGTCGGTCCATATGACGGTACAGTTGCTAACGTTGAGCTTGGTTATCAGTTGCTTGATACCCGTTTCACTGGTTCTTCTTCTGCCGCTCTTTCGGGTGGTAGTAATGGAGTTACTGGTGATTGGGACTTTGCAGCTCAAGACCAAGGTGTAGCTCAGATTCTTTCCGCTTTCGAGATTACTGGTAACATTCCTCAGGTTGAGGTTAAGTTCGAGAAGACCGCTGTTGAGGCCGGCACACGCCGCCTTGGTGCACGTTGGTCCGTCGAGCTTGAGCAAGACCTTAAGAACATGAACGGTATCGATATTGATGCTGAGATCACAAACGCTATGTCGTATGAGATTCAGGCTGAGATCGACCGTGAGATGCTCATGAGAATGATCCAGGCAGCTCTTAATGCTGGATTGAACGCTGGATATTCCATCTGGTCACCTGCTTCTGCAGATGGTCGTTGGATGGTTGAGCGTAATAGGGACTTTTATCAGCGTCTTATCATTGAAGCCAATCGTATCGCCGTACGTAACAGACGTGGAGCTGCTAACTTTGTTGTAGCAACTCCTCGTGTTTGCGCTATCCTCGAGATGCTCCCTGAATTCCAGTGGGTGCCTGTGCAGGGTGACGTCAACACACAGCCTGTTGGTATTGCTAAGGTTGGTTCGCTTGGTGGAAGATTCAACGTTTACCGTGATACCAGAACAGAAGTTCAGAACAGTACAGCCTATACCGATGGTACAGACAAGTACAGTGACGGAAGTGGCGGAACATTAGCAGCTCAAATTGAGTATGCTCTGCTCGGCTACAAAGGTCCTGAGTTCTACGACACTGGTATCATTTATTGCCCTTACATTCCTGTCATGGTTCAGAGAACTATCGGTCCTAACGACTTCGCACCACGTGTTGGCTTGCTTACTCGTTATGGTGTTGTTGACAACATCTTCGGAGCGAATCTCTACTACCATGTCATTCTTGTTCAGGGACTTGGTACTGCGTTTACGCCAGCTTCTCAGTCGGTGTACTTCTAATAGTACGTCGCTGATTAAGCAGCAGTCGAGAGACACAACTTATAAAAACAGCGGGACGAAAGTTCCGCTGTTTTTTTTTGTTTAAGTTTACGTAAATAGTACCATTTTTGTATAAATATTTGTATGGCAAATTTCATTTATTCATTCGACACCGGGCTGTATGATATTGCAAACTCAGCCGCACAAGGATATCCTTACGGTTCAGGTCCAGTGCCAATTAAAAATACAACTGGATATACTAATACCAAAACAGGTCCGATTTACGCTGCAGCAGACGGGATAACATTTGTAGAAGCTCTCGCGAGCCCGTTAAGTGACGGTAATGCAGGTATGGAGTTTTTAACAGGAGGCCGGCTTGCAGATGGTAGAACAATTATTGGAGCGCTATATAATTTTAGAACTACTGCAACAGGTAATGCGGATGAACCTATAAGTGCAGCACCTGCATATTACCATATCTTTGAGCTTCCAGAGCCGGAAGACAGCGACTTTCTGCATCAACCTATTATGAGAATTTCAGCTGGATATCATGGGGATCCAATTGCCTTGGTTCTAGATGATAACAGTACTATCATGTATACTATTGCTCATAAAGGGGCCGGTAACGCTGATGTAATGTCGCCATTAGCTGGTCTATCAGGTTATAATATGGCTGTAGGACCTAACTTACGTCGTAAGGTAGCATTAGGATACGCTTAAGTCTCCCTGCATTAAACACTAGTCTCGTCTACTAGTCTTATATACGTTCTATATAACCTACTCAGGGTTATCATATTCAACACGTACCCTACCATCATCATCTGTAGTGGGATTATCATACATGTGTTGGTCATGTCTCTCACCTAATACCATCCATGATACTGTAGCAGTAGAATTTGCTACACAGCTCTCAACCGTTAGTATGTTGCCTGATACTGACCCTCTTACAGGGTCCCAGTTAGTTTCATTAGTTGTAAATGTTCTAAAGCACCTATTTAAAGCAGTTAAAGTACCATCAGTCATACCGTGTTTATTGTCGATATTTACTGTAGCTTTACCAGCAGTTAATTGTACAACCCCGCTATATATATTATCAGCTTGAGGAGCCTCAACAAATGAGTGTGATAACCGCTTACTAGCAGACAATGCTGGTAACGGGTGTATAATATCAAAACATCCGGATGATTTACTCAAAGTACCACATATATTAACACCATAACATGCTAGTATAGATGGTGTACCACCACACCCACAGCAGCCAGCACTTCCACCAACAATCAAGCAAGCACTGCTACTAGCTGATGTTCCTATACCGGCACAAGAAAAACAAGCTGTACCACCGCAAACAGATGTAGTACCGCACACCGCAGGTGATCGTAAGCATGTACTAGCGCAATGTGTTCCTGTTGTTCGCGAACCAGATGAACAAGTGCAAAATTTAACAGAGTTATTATTATAAAGTACAACAGTAGAATCGTCATTAATAATAATACCATTCTCATTATCATGCGGCATTAAGTAAATGTTACCGCCGTCATCACCATCAACATTGTTTCTGATACAAATATGATTTTTATCATTATCGATAAATGATGAAGTACCGTTATGATAAATGCTTAGATCAGCACTATCACCAAAATTAGCAGAAACATCATCAGCTAAATCAATTTGACCAGTAAATGTCTTTGTACCAGCTATTGATTGATCACCAGTAGTTCTAATTACCGTACTATCAACGCAAATTGTTCCTGTTGAGGTTATAGCACCGCCGTCAATACCGTCGCCTGTGGCAATATTCGTTACAGTACCTGTGCAAGTTGTATACCCGCTATTATTTGTCCACTGAGATATATTACCACCCTTGTTGGTAAACGTTTGAGAGTTGCTCGCTGTTGTAGTACCAGTACAATCGGTATAACTACAATCATTTGTCCATTGTGATATATTACCCCCTTTGTTAGTAAAGGTCTGAGAGTTACTTGCTGTTGTAGTACCAGTACAATCGGTATAACTACAATCATTTGTCCATTGCGATATATTACCACCTTTATTGGTAAAGGTTTGTGAGTTACTATTTGTCGTAGTACCGGTACAAGTAGTATAACCAGCGCCGTTATCAAAGATAGCATTACTTATTTCACATGCAGCTTTTCTCCTATCAGCACCATTATCTAAAACTATAAACTCATCTGTACTTACCATTGTTGCTGTCATATCAGTTAACTCTGACATATCCAACGTTAATGTTACACCACCTGAAGAACCACCTCCGCAAAGACCGACACCTGCTGTAACACCTGTTATATCACCTGCATTAGTTGTATAACCGCAATCATTGGTCCACTGAGATATATTACCCCCTTTGTTAGTAAAGGTCTGCGAGTTGCTCGCTGTTGTAGTACCGGTACAGTCTATACCAGCAGCACTACTACAACCATCAAGCAAGTTAAGCTCTGTAGCAGTAGAATCAACCGCAGTACCATTAAGAATTAGCTTACTATCACCAATACATACTTTACCAATAGTAAAATCTCCATTGTCATCGATACACCCTCTATCTCCGTTGGATGTTCTAAATATAATATTATTATCTGTGCTAAACTTAATTAAGTTATGATCATCTCTACCCACAACTAAACTAGTATTTTTAATACTTGTAATACCTGTCTGACATGCTGTTACAGCAACATCATTTGTGTTTACTGTAATACCTGTACCAGCACCAACAGCTAAGCTACCTGTTGTCGTAATAGCTCCACCAGTAAGTCCAGCACCATCATCAACTGAAGTAACCGTACCTGTACAACCAGTATAACTACAATCGTTAGTCCACTGAGATATGTTACCACCTTTGTTTGTAAAGGTCTGCGAGTTACTCGCTGTTGTAGTACCAGTACAATCGGTATAACTACAATCATTTGTCCATTGCGATATATTACCACCTTTATTGGTAAAGGTTTGTGAGTTACTTGGTGTAGTCGTACCAGTGCAGGTAGTAAAGCCTGTAGAATTATAAGCATTACAGCCAAATATTTCACTGAAAAGTTTTCTTCTCTCCGAACCATTATCAAGAAGAATTAATTCATCCTCTGATGTATTAATACTACCAGTCATATCAGTTAGTTCTGATAGATCTAATGATATATCAACAGTACCACTACTACCGCTACCATCTAAGCCAGCTGAAGTTGTAATACAAGCTATATTACCAACGCCTGTTCCTGTACATGTAGTATATCCACTATCGTTAGTCCATTGTGATATACAACCACATTTGTTAGTGAAGGTCTGTGAGTTACTATTAGTTGTTGTACCTGTGCAAGTTGTATACCCACTATCGTTTGTCCACTGTGATATATTACCGCCTTTATTGGTAAACGTTTGAGAGTTACTATTAGTTGTAGTACCGGTGCAAGTAGTATACCCGCTATTATTTGTCCACTGTGATATATTACCGCCTTTATTGGTAAAGGTCTGTGAGTTACTTGCTGTTGTTGTTCCTGTGCAATCTGTAAAACCTTCATCGTTACTAAAGACACTTAAACCAATTTCATTAGCAGCTTTACGTCTTTGCGCTGAGCTATCCAATACAACAAGTTCATCAGACCCAGTAAATGTTGCAGTCATATCAGTCAACTCACTGAGATCGACATTAACGCATGGAGTAGCTGAAGTACCACCATCAATATCTATTAAAGAACCCGCTTGAATCTCAGTAATATCACCCGCGCAAGTAGTATACCCGCTATCGTTAGTCCATTGTGATATACAACCACCTTTGTTTGTAAATGTTTGTGTATTACTATTTGTTGTAGTACCGGTACAAGTTGTATAACCAGAATCATTCGTCCATTGAGATATACAACCGCCCTTGTTAGTGAAGGTCTGCGAGTTACTATTTGTCGTAGTACCTGTGCAGGTAGTGTAACCAGAATTATTTGTCCATTGAGATATATTACCACCTTTGTTAGTAAACGTTTGGGAATTGCTTGCAGTAGTTGTACCTGTACAATCAGTAAATCCGGA